CTCATTTTTGTTTATTTTAGAATTTTTGCCAAAAATAAAGTTATCTCTAAAAAGTGTTTTCTTTTTCATCATACTTTAAAATCACTAAACTTATTATAAGCGTCCTCTTTTTCAGGTTCTTTTCCTTTATCAACAATGTTTTGTGCTACATTTTCTACATCATACAATCTCATTTTTGATCTATCTACACCTACAATAAATGATCTGTTAATTGAAGGATCATTATATCTATTTTTTAATTGTTTAACTTTCATTTGACCTAGTTGTTCTAGTTCTTCATTTGATTGTAGAGCAAACATAAAGTCAGCAGTTGCAGGTAAACCAAAAGACTCTGCCGTATCTTCTAGTCCAATATCTGTACTAACGAAACCTGTTCTTGTTGTTTGTGTTGCACTAAAAATTGGTACATCAAATTCTACAGCAAGACCTCTTAATTCTTCTGCTATTGCTTTGATATAGAAATAAGATGATATATTTCCACCTTTAAATCTACTTGAAGCACATATATTTAAATAATCTATGAACACTACATCTGCTCTAAAACTTTTCTTTAATGCAAGTTCATTAAACAATGATCTGAAATGACCACTATGAGCAGACGCAGTTGGATATTCTTTAATGATGAATTGACCGTTAGTTTTGTTTTTAACTTTTAATATTTTAGAATCATATAAGTCTTTTGGTAATGCGTGTAGATCATCTATTGTTGTATCTAATAAGTTTGCGTCAATTCTTTCAGCAATTCTTTCTTCTGCCATTTCTAAAGTGATATACAATACATTTAAACCTTGTGCCAAATAAGCACTAGCACAATGACACATAAACAAAGACTTACCTACACCTGTACCTGCCAATGCAATATTCAAAGTCTTACTTGGAACTCCACCTTTGGTAATCTTATTAAAATATCTTAAATCAAATTGATACTTTTTCTCTTTTGCGTGGTAATATTTAAATCTGGAATCTGCGTCTTGTATATAATCGTGTCCTATATTTTTATCAAAACTAACTGCTAATGCGTCAGCAAGAATACTAGGTATTGCCTCTTGCGATCTCTTTGTATCTTTGCCATCTAATATTTTAATACCTTCTAATACTGCATTGTGAACAGCACGGTCTTTACAAAACTTTTCTGTTGTATCTATTAACCATTTTTGTTCAACATCTTCAGCATTAAGTGTAGTTAATAAATCTTTTACTACTTTATTTTCTTGTTCATTTATATCTTTGCGATAACCTAACTCTATTAATAATGATTCTTTAGTAGGTAAATTTTTATATTTCTGTACAAAGTTATCAATCTCTTGGAATAAAATCTTTTCTTCTCTCTTTGGAAAATAGATTTCGTTTATAAATGGTAAAGTTTTACGAGTAAAGTCCTCATTGAAAATAAGGTTTCTTAATATTGTAACTTCTATTCTTTCGTTTTCCATATTAAATGTAGTGTAAATAACTTCCTATTATATATTTTGGTTCTTTTATTGGTTTGTGTCCTATATGTTTATGAGTCCATAAAGGTGGAAACATTAATAGTCTACCTACCTTTGGTTGAACTTTCAAATCATATTCAGGAAAAGATGTATGACCTGCCTCATTATCTTTTAAGTATAAAAAGAATACAAGAAATCTTTTAGCACTAGCATAGTCCAACACATCCACGTGTTCCTGAAATTCATCTGTATTATTAACTTCATATTTTTTAAAACGGATTTGTTCAAACCCAAATTTTTCTGGCCATTGTTTAACTTTATCTATCTTATTATCTTTAATATACTTATCAATATATGGTCTCAATGTATTATATACTATATCCACATATTCTTTCCAATCTGTATTTAAATTTATATTAATTTCTGTAAAAGACCTATGACCTTTTAATTCTGTTTTTTGCCATTGATGTTTTGAATCTTCAAACTTATCAATCAAGTGTTGACATTGATTTGGTTTTAATACATCATCATATACTGAAATATAATTACTCAATTTTGCCTCCACTTTTTAATTTCTCATCTAATAATTCTAACAATAGGTCACCAATATAATCTATAAACTCTTTATTGTCAAGCAAATCCAAGTCATTAGGATTTCTCTTAACTGTATAATCAAACTTCATAGGTAAAGTACCATCTGGATTCTCATCTTTTCCAAATCCAACCTTACCATAATGAAAGATTATATCTTTATATTTACCTTCGGTGATTTTGATACAAGAAAAATCGTCTTCTTCTTTTTGTACAAATGTGTAAGGTTTATTCCTCGTCTGATCCGTAGGAGAATTTTCTTTTGGCATATTCATCAATCTTATCTAATGTTTCTTTTGTATAATATTTTTCGGGTTCTGTATTGATTGACTTACCAAATACTTTAGTGCCGTCTGGCAATTCGTATCTTGTAGATACTTTCTTAAAGATACCTGCTTGTTCAGCAAGTTCTAAAAGACCATAGTATTTGTCTAATCCGTGTTTGTAAGTTAATCGTACATCTATTTTAGCATTTTCTTTTGTTATCCGTGATTTATAATTTTTACAATGTATTACATTACCAACTACCTCGGTACCTTCTTTTTCTTTTCGTTTACCTAGATAGATGATTGATGAAGCAGCGTATTTCAATCCTGAACCGCCACCCATTTCTTTTTGTGGGAACATAGAACCAATAACATCATAAGTGTGATTGGTCATAATTAAAGGCACATTTGCTTTGCCTAACTTAAGCGTTAAAACTCTAAATGTAGATTTGACTATTTGTGATCTAGTCATATCTCTTGTTTCTTTACCTTCTGCTGTGTCTGCCATTTCTTTAGTTGTAGATAACATACCTAAACTATCTAACACGAACATTAAAGGTTTTCTTTTATCTTCTGGTTGTTCTATATATTTGTCTAAAATTTTTATTGATTGTGCTCTAAATTCTTGTACAGTTGCGACAGGCACTACAACCATTCTAGTTGAGTCAACACCTCTACCTTCAATCATTGATTTTGAAATAGCACTTTCTGATTCAAAGTAAATAACACCTGCGTCTTTGTCTGTATCTAAAAAATGTTTACAAATTCCTAATGCAAAGAAAGTCTTACCAGTTGCTGCCTCACCTGCGATAGCAGTAATTTTATTACCTGGCATTCCGCCATAGATACTACCTGATAGTAAAGCATTAAATGAATATGATCCTGTGTCTATAAAACTTGTTATATCTGCCGAATCAACACCATCACTTACTAGTGAAGCATATTCATTTCCTGTTTCTTTAATTATGTCTTTAAGAAAGTTGTTGTTCATATTCTATCATCTCCTTATCATTATAAGATATTATGTACCATTTGATATTCTCATTATACAGGAAAGTTTTGATTTTGTCAAGTTCCTTTGGAGGAAAATCGTGGTAAATATAATCATTATATCGTCTGTATATTACTATTCTCATTAATATATATCATCATTTAATATCCCTGGTTGTTCTTCTACTCTCCTCTTTGCCCTTAATACAACTGGTCTTCCTATTGGACCTGTAAGTTGTTTAGGTTGTTCAGGATCAGGTTCCCATTCAAATCTCAATTTTGGGTCTTTAGGTATCCAATGTTTAGGTGGATCCTCATATTCATTTGATTTAATTTTATCCCATAATATTGTTTTTACATCTTCAATATGAATAGGACCAAAATCATTATATGCTCTTCCTTCAAATTTTTCTGCCATTCTATAAACACACTCTTTATTGTATTGTATCTTTCTTTGGTAGTCCCAATATTCCTTTAAATCTTTGTAGTCTTTTTCTTGTATTGCCATCATAATATTTATTAAAAAAAACTATCAAGCGTACCTTTTCTTACTGACTTAAATAAATCAACAGTTTTATCTTTAGAAAAACACCAAATATTTTCTATAAATGTTCTATTCATAAATTCTAATTTTTCTTTTTCAGTTTCAAATAACTTATCTGATTTAGGTCTTTGCATAATTCTCATACCAATCTGACCTACAAAATTATCTTTTAACATATCAACTATTTCATCACAACTTCTA